TTGGATTGGGTCAAACTAGTTCGGCGATGGGTATAGGGGATGTTAGTAGAGCGTCTATGTCAGCAGTTAACAAAATTATATTAGATAGCGCATCTAGATTTCAAAGAAGAATAAAGAGTTATGTAGAGCAGTTTATGTTGAATGAGCTTCTTGAAGAGGGTGGATTTGATTCGTTTGACGAAGCTAATAAAGTGGAATTATTTATTCCTGAGATAGATTTAGATGATAAAATTAGGAAGGAATTTCACATTACATCATTGTGGCAGGCTAATTTGCTTACTGAAGATGAGTCCAGACAAGGTCTAGGACGAGATCCTATGAATCAATCTGAATTTAATAAAACATTTTTTGCTAAGATAACTATACCTAAAATTGAAGCTCAAGCCAAGGCCCAGGCCGAAGCTGCTGCTATATTGGCAGGTGTGTCTGAAGAGACGTCGGCTTCAAAAGAAGGAGAAAGAATAGGAGCGCCTGCTCCTTCTAAACAAGCAGAGCAGAGAGCATTACCAAGAAATCAATATGGAACAAAAAGACGTGGCGGCGAAGCGAAACGTGGAGTGGATGTTGATTTTTCTGTAAAGCTAGAAGATTTCATTTCGGAATATAAAAATATAATCATTAATCAAATTGATGCAGCATCAGCGGATATATCAGATGCAATGGCAACAGGCACAGACGATCCATATAGTGCTAATATGAATATATCTACAACAATATCGATGGAGAGTTCATCTAAATTGTTAATAAAAGTTTTTGAACAGGCTTTGGAAGACGGCGAATCGCCGAATGCATCTAATATATTTGCTGAATACTTGGCGTCGATACATGGAGAGAACGGAAAAATTGTACAAAACTTCTACAAAAGCACTACTTTATTACTGGAAGATTACGGAATAGACCATTCTCCCGATTATGTTTTTGATGGCATAGGATTCAAGATAGATTTATTGTCATCTTGGATGGTGCAAAAAACATATTGGTTGGGAATAGCTTTATCCTACAAAGATAAAGGTGTGGAAGAGATTAGAATAATTAAAGATGGAGCAGTTTTAGAAACTTTTTCTCTGTCTGAAGTTAATTTTAAAGAAGTTCCTCCATATGATTATATGAGTCTTTATAAGACGAATACAGTGTAGGAGGGAATTATGAAATATATGTATATAAAAGATAGTGTAGATATCGAGATTCCCGAGAGTTTCAAAATTCAAGATAGCATAACAAAGGAATCTGTTATGATTAAAGACGCAGTTTTGGCTCCTGGGGATTTCAAAGATAAAGCGCTAGAGATTACTGTTGATGCTACCCACTGTGGTTACTTCAATAGGAATAACTACTATTATACTTATGAGGGCATGGCTGCGGGTGCAGGTACTTTTCTAGAGCCCTATGCAAAGCCCTTTTTGGTAGAGCATCAAGGCTCAAGTAAACCTGTTGGAAGAATGACAGCAGCGGCATTTATTTCGATTCCTAATGGAACTTATCGTTTTGATACAGAAGAATCGAAAGTAAAGGGTAGGCCGACAGGTAAAATAAGGTTGAAAGCTATGATAACCGACCCCGAAGCTATTAAGGATGTCCTTGATAGTAGGTTTTTAACAGTATCTATAGGCGGTAGACCATTAGAAACACCAACTTGTTCAGCATGCGGAGAAAAAGCAGAAGCTGGGATGTTTGGGATTCATTTAACTTGTGAACATGAAATGGGAGATGTGGACGAAAAGAAAGGCTATGTTGGTCTTAGAGTTGGAAGAATGGATTATGGAGAATGTTCATTTGTTAATCACCCTGCTGATTATACATCAGATCACGCTGCCAGGGTTGTGGGTATGACACTGGTTGCGAATACTGAGAATAGTATATTACCTACTTTCGATAATATCGAATTTGGAGAAGGGTATTTACAAGATAAGATTCAGAAGAAGGAGGATGAAGATATGGCTGTAAGTAAAGAAGTACTTGATAAGGCAGCCGAACTTGGCATAGAAGTCAAAGAAGGCATGTCTGAAGAGGATGTCCAAGCACTTATATCAGCCAAAGAAGATGAACTCAAATCTCAGACATCTGATGATGACACCTCAGATGGCGATTCTACGTCAGATGGGGATGGCGCGGATGATACTGAAAAGACTTTTGATGAGTTGGTAGCTGAGATGGAAGTAGCTTTGGATGAGTGCGAAGGATGTGATGAGGATATTAATAAATTTTGGGAAGATGAGTCTGAGGAAGATCTGAAGAATTTGGAAGAAATGAGTAAAGAATATGATTCTTATATTCAGGATGATCCAGATGGGCTTATCCCAGAAGATGCAAAATTGTCAACTGAGCAGAGAAAGAAACTTTCTGCAAAGACATTTTGCGGACCAAATAGAAGTTTTCCTGTTCCTGATTGTGCACATGTTACTGCTGCACGTAGACTTATTGGGCGTTACAAGGGCCCAGGAAGTAAAGCAAAGATTCTTGCTTGTGTGAACAGAAAAGCTAAATCTATGGGTTGTGATAAGAAGAACGATGCCGATGAGCAGAGTGTTCTTGCACAGCTTGAAGCTAAACTTCTCGCTATGACTCAGGAAAGAGATTCATTAGCAGAGAAAATTAAGTCGCTTGAATCTGATGTGACAGAGAAAACTAACGCTATTCAAGCTTCAGATAAGAAGATTATAGAATTGACTGCTGAGCTTAAGGACGCTATGGTTGAAAAAGTTATTGACCTTAGTTTAATTATGAGAAAAGAAGAAGTCAAATCTCTAACTTCTGCTAAGGATAAAGAGGAGTATGATGCAAATTATGCTACTCTTAAAGAAGGTTTCAGTGAAAGAGAAATTGGTTCTCTTTCGGATAAGTTGAATGACCTTAAAGGGGAATTTAAGGTGGTATCTATAACTGAACAAATTTCTTCACCAACACTTGATGATGGAGAAGATATAACAGATCCTATAGATAAAATTTTAGCTGGAAGAAATGACGAAGACAAAAGTAAAAACGTGGCGGAAATTGTTTTCGGCAAAGGCTATAAAGAAAATAAGGAGGAAAAGTAAATGGCTAAGAAATTAATTTTCGATGGTACTAGTCGCGATATTCCTTTAAAATCACTGGATGTTGGCGATAGGTACGTCTCGATCGATCCACGCATCGAAGTCGAGAATATGGGTGCTCTTGGCGTCCCTGCGTATGCTTATAAAAATCTTCCTATTCTCAGGATGACTACTGAGTATATGCAAGGTGATAAAGCCATAGAAAAACCTGTAGTGTTGGCTAAAGGAACAATAGTTTCTTTGCTGACAAGCCAGACAGTTCTACTGGATGCGACTCCGACTGCTGCGGGAGCTGTATCTGATGATGAAGGTATGGTTAGCCCAACAGCTAGTGGAACTATTCCACAGTATGTGAAGGTATCGGATGGAACTATCCAAACAGTAAATATCGACGATAGCTACTATGGATATCCTGAAGAAGTGGCTGCATTGCTCGTTCCTGCCAATGGCGGAGCTGAAGCAACGTATTCATACACAGCGCTGGATACAACTAACAATCCGTTTCATGATCTAGGTGATACTGACCTTTCAGTCGGTGCTAACATTCCTGTTGGTATCGTGATGCACGATGTGTATCTTGACATAAGAGGTGCGTATCTTAATCTGGATTATCAGGATGCAGTGGGTGTTGCGCACAAGGGATTTATAACAGTTCCTTATGCTGACACAGATCTGGTTGATAATAGCATAGCTACTGGTGGAGCAACATGGGCAGTTGAAGGTTACGCTGCGATTTGGAAGAAGTTTCAGCATCTCGCGTTTGATGGTTCGCAAGCACCGTCTGGTGGGCTTAGTGGAGCACTTGTGGTTTCAGATTCCAATGGACGTTTTGTTCCTGCAGCTGCAGCGGCAAGCGTAACACAGGCTCTCACAGCGCAAACTGTTGGTAAGATTCTTGTTACAGATTGCAGGTTTCCGAAGGAACTTCTGGAAGAAAGAAGAAATTATCCTGGTTCTAGCAGCACGCTGCTTACACCAGGTTCTAATACAGCTGGTATACCGAGTGACTTATACGTGTTCGTAAGAGACGTTATGACAGCAGTCGACACAGCTCCTTCAAAAACTGATGTTAAGGAAGCGATTCGCTCGGGAGCCTTTGGCTATGTTCGGATCCAGCTTTCTTTGTAATTTAGCAAGAGAATATAAAGGAGGAAAATGATGACTGTCGAATTAACAGATAAACAGAAACGGCAAAGATTCGAACGCGTTTATAATATTTTCACCAACGGCGGCCGCGTAGGTGATAGTTATCTGAGTGATAATCAAATCACTATTAACGACCTCGTAACTAGTGAAGATATTAAGCCTTTCGTTCCTAGAGTCGTGAGAAGGATTATAGTTGAAGCAGTTGAGCCAAATCTGCTCGTTCTTCCTAATCTGTTCACAAGGGTAGACATACCTGAAGGTCAGATGGTGGAGATAGGAGCACTTGGAGCAATTCAGGCAGGAAAAGTTGCGCAAGGGGATATATTCCCACAGACAACCCTATCAACAGATACGGTTGGTGCAACAGCAGGGATAACCGTTGCAAAATACGGTTGTGCGATTAATATAACTGAGGAAGCCATAAAGGATAATCAGTTTGACGTAATCACCCTGTGGCTTCGTGCCGCTGGAGTTGCTTTGGCAAGGCTTAAAGAAAGCAAAGCTATAAAGCTTCTTGTTTCTATGGGTGTAACAGTATTTGATAATGCTACACCAGGTAATGCCGAAATTGGTTCTTTGACTGGTAGAAATATAGCAGGTGATGGAAATGGTACTATGACCCTGAACGATCTTTTTGACATGTGGGCATATCTTTCATTAAGGGGTTTCAATCCTGATACTCTTATAATGAGTCCGCTGGCATGGAAGGTCTTCGCCGTAGATCCTGAACTTAGAGAGATTGTGCTTAAGGGCGCAACCTTGGCAACAAGGCGTATGCCTCTCGGTCAGGGAAACGAGGGTTGGAGAGGAATTTTTACACCTG